TCACAGCTTTGACCGCACGGGTTGAAGCTCTTGAAGGAACGCAAGCATGACAACCCAAATTAACTGGACTATCCAGCAACTTGACCGCAAAACAGCCGTTGGTTTTGTGACCACAGCCCACTGGCGCTGCGATGCCTTAGACGGTGAATACTCTGCTGGCGTGTACGGCTCTGCTGGCTTCACTGGCGACCTGACGATTCCCTACGAAGACCTGACTCAAGAACAAGTCTTGGGATGGGTGTGGGAGTCTGTGGACAAGGCCGAGACTGAAGCCAATGTGCTGGCTCAGATCGAGGCTCAGAAGAACCCTGTATCTGCAACTGGTTTGCCTTGGTGAGGTGCTTATGTCAGAACCCGGTGAAATCGACCCCGTAAAGTATGGCGCCATGTGGCAGCGAGTCCAAGACTACGAACGCAGGTTTGAGGTCGTGGACAAGAAGCTCGACAAGATGGAAGGCCAGATCGAAGAACTGCTTGAGCTTGCTAACAAGGGCAAGGGCGGCTTTTGGATGGGAATGACCATAGCCAGTTCAGTCGGTGCTGCTGTTGCTTGGGTGGCTGGACATATGAAAGGCTAACAATGTCACCTGAACTGCAAAAATACTATGAAGACAGGTTTGACCTGTTTTCGCACCCTGGTTGGCAAGACCTGATGGAGGATGCCAACCTGATGTTGCAAGCAATGAACAACATCTCTACCATTGCGGACGAAAAAAGTCTACAATTTCGCAAAGGTGAGATTTCGATTATGACTTGGCTCACAACCCTTAAAAGTGTGAGCGAACGAGCATACGAGGAATTGAATGAAAAGAATGTATGAATTTGTCTGCGAAAGCGGACATCGCACGGAGGCTCTGGCAGTTTATGAGACTGCTGAAGTGCCGTGCGGATGCGGGGGCACAGCCCACCGTGTCATGAGCGCACCTGCGATTAGCTTAGAGGGGTGGTCGGGCAATTTCCCATCTTCATGGATGAAGTTTGACCAAAAGCACCGTGATAAGTTAGCCGCAGAGCGCAAAGCCAACGCATAAACAATAGTGTCGCGTTGATTCTCCTACAACCCAAAAGGCAGGAAACCGTATGTTGATTGACAAAGAAACCGAAGAGCTAGGCGAACTTGAAGTCGAAGAGCAAAAGAACGAACTTCCTGAGAAATACAGGACAAAAAGTTTGGAAGAAGTTGTGCGGATGCACCAAGAGGCTGAGAAGCTGATTGGCAAACAGGCCCAAGAGGTCGGTGAAGTCCGTAAATTGGCTGACGAGTTGATCAAGCAAAACCTCGGGTCTAAGCAAGCAGCTACACAAGATGAGCCGGAAGTAGATTTTTTTGAGAACCCGCAAAAGGCGGTTCAATCGACAATCGACAAGCATCCTGATGTGGTCGCAGCCAGAATTGCTGGACAAGACTTCAAAAAGATGCAGATTCAACAGAAGTTATCGCAAGAGCATCCTGACTTCACGCAAATCGTGAATGACACGGGGTTCCAAGATTGGGTGAAAGCATCACCTATTCGTTTGGGGCTGTATGCACGTGCTGATGGCGACTTTGACTACGATTCAGCGAATGAACTGCTGACCACCTACAAAGAGTTGCGTGGCGTGAAGGCTCAACAGTCCGAGAAAGCGTCTGACGCTACACGGGCCAAGAGCATGAAGGCTGCACAAGTTGACGTGGGGGGTAGTGGTGAGAGTTCCAAACGAGTCTATCGCAGGGCAGACCTGATTCGGCTCAAAATGACCGATCCAGCCCGATACGATGCGCTGAACGATGAAATCCTCACAGCGTACGCAGAAGGCCGGGTCAAGTGACCTAACTTTTTTTTGGAGAATTCAACATGGCCTATCCTACCCCCCAGGTAACCAACGCAACCGCAGCAACCTTTATCCCTGAGATTTGGTCTGACGAAATCATCGCCGCATACAAGAAAAGTCTTGTTATGGCGAACCTCGTCATGAAGATGAACTTCAAGGGCAAAAAAGGCGATGTGGTTCACATCCCCGCACCTACCCGTGGCAACGCCACTCTGAAGGCAGCATCCACCGCTGTGACTTTGATTGCTGACACTGAGTCGGAAGTCACGGTCAGCATCAACCGTCACTTTGAATACAGCCGTTTCATTGAAGACATCACAGAAGCACAAGCCTTGGCATCTTTGCGCCAGTTCTACACTACGGACGCTGGTTATGCTTTGTCCCGTGCTGTGGACAGCGACCTGATCCAAGTGGGTCGTGGTTCTAACGGTGGTAACGCCGCTAACAGTGCTTATGCTGGTGGCTTTGCTGGTGGTGACGGTACTACCGCCTACGTTGCTGCAAACAACAACGAGAGCGCATTGACCGATGCAGGTATTCGCCGCACCATCCAGCGTTTGGACGACAACGACACCCCAATGGATCAGCGTTTCTTTGTGATCCCACCCTCTAGCCGTAACACGCTGATGGGCTTGGCTCGTTACACCGAACAAGCGTTCGTGGGTGATGGCAATGCAATCCGCAACGGCGAAATCGGCAACCTGTACGGCATCCCAGTGTTCACCACCTCTAACGCTGACACGACCAGCGGCACAAACGCCGCCCGTGTGTGCTTGATGGGTCACCGTGATTCGATGGTGTTGGTTGAGCAAATGGGTATCCGTTCGCAAGTCCAGTACAAGCAAGACTACCTGTCTACCTTGTTCACCTCTGACACCTTGTATGGTGTTGCTGGTCTGCGTAACGCAGCATCCGTTGGTGCGGCTAAGTCTGCATCTTTGTTTGCTCTCGTTGTGCCAGCCTAACCCCCACGCCCCCAGAAATGGGGGCATTAACTTTAAGGAGTTAGATCATGGCAGCAGCAACAGCAATTACCTCTCGCCGAGGAAATGACCAATTTCGGGGCTTGTTCTCGGACACTTGGTCAGTCAGTGCGACCCTAAATGCGTCTGAGTTGGTTGACGGTGCTGGTGAAACCAACACCATCGCAGTCCCAGGCGTTCTTTTGGGCGACATCGTGTTGAACGTGAGTATGGGTGTGGATGTCGCTGGCATCAGCATCACGCCTTATGTTTCAGCCGCAGACGTAGTGTCCGTTCGTTTCCAAAACGAGTCGGGCGGTACGTTAAATTTGGCAAGCACCACAATCAAGTGTGTGGTTGTTCGCTTAGTTTAAATCGGGGGCTTCGGCCCCCTTTTTGTGAGAAAACAATGGCAACTTTCCGCTGTTTACAGTCTGGTAATACGGTCACTTTCACACAACAACATGACATTGAAACCATGCGAGGTCATGCTGGTTATGTGCGTGTAGACGAGAAACCAGCAGAGCCAGAGGCCAAGCCTCTACCCATGAACCCCCCACCTAAGAAGATGGGTCGTCCACGTAAGTCAACCATTTAAGGATTCATCATGATGATGCCTAAAGACAAAAAAGAGAAGAAGTCCATGCCTATCACCGTTATGGTGGCTGTTGGTAAGCCTTCCAAGGCCATGCCTGTGCGTGGTTCACGGACTGCTAAGAGCAACGCCAGCAAAGCAAAGAAGGCTAAATAATGGCTGCCTTAACTGCCCCAATCACAATTCTCAATGCTGTTGTCGCAACAGGTGCTTCTAAAGCAGTTCAGGCTGACGCTGGTCAACCA